ACTTTGTCAAGGTCGATGCCATTTGCGGATGCGAATGCGACTGCGTTTTTTGTTGCGAACATTGCCATATTCCTTTTATGCGGGTAGCCTATCGGGATTTGGTGAGGCCATCAACTTGCGGTTGACCTTGGCCGTGTAATCCGTGTCAGCGTTGTAGCGTGGGTCGCCCATCGCAGTAGCAACTTCGCGCTGGCTTGTGAACGCGCCGGGCGCGGCCCCACCGGACGTGTCGCCTTCCAGTAGATTGCCGGACTTGCTTGCGCCAACCGCGTCTTTGTGTTTCGAGATAAGCCACGAGACCGCCATCGGCGCGGTTGCCGGATTTTGCAGCGAGTCATTGAACTGCTTCTTTTCTTCGGCTGAGAAGTTTTCCGCGCCCCATTGGATAAGATTGTTGAGTTGATCTTCGCCGCCCGCTTGCGTAACGGCTGATGCTCGCATTGACTGCATCTGTTGCTTGGCGACCTGCCCTTGTTTGTCCATGAAATCGTCAACAACACCCTTCGTGAACATAGGGTTCGCCTTCTTGAGTGCAGAATACTGCTTCTGCGTGAGTTCGCCTTCCTTTTGCCACGTCTCACCAATCTTGTACGGGTCAAGTCCGACACTTTGTAACATCTGGTTGATACCCGCGTTGTCGTCGAGCGTGTCAGGTACAGGTGTGTCCGGGATAGTAAGCCCCGCGCCCGGTTGTGATATCGCCAATGTTCCGAGCTTGGTGGAAAGCTCACCGTAGGACTTTGCCATTTCGTCTACACGCACTGCGCCAGCTTCCGCGTCCCAGAACTTCTCCGGGATGTTTTCCGGCCTGCCAGTCGTTTGTTCTTCGCCAGCGGGTGGCGTACCTTCCGGCGGCTGTTCTGCGCCGGGCGCGACTACGTTCTCTTCTGCCATGCTCTCATCCTCCCTTTATGCGGCGGTGTCTGCTGTAGCAGCAGCCTTCGCCTGTTCTTTCGCCGAGTCCTTCACCACCGCGCCGGCGGTAGTGATAGCTTCCTGTTGCGCGGCCATTTGCATCTGTTGTTCCATCCGCGCCTCGACCTCGGCCTGGAACTCCTCCTTCGTCTTGACAAGCCCACGAGTGTCAACGTCGTATCCTTCCCAAATGCGTGTGAGTACCCTGTCCAGGTGGACGTGTTCGACTGCGCCTGGTATCTGCGCGGTTATCTGCATCGCGCCGGTCATCTTCTCAAGTTCCATCTGGCGGCCAAGTGCTGATAGGCCGGTAAGTAGTTCGACATCAACCCGATTGCCAAGATATTCGGGTAGCGGGACAAGTATCCCGTCCCGTTCCATCTGCCATATCACGCGGGTTATCAGCGGACGTTGCAGTTCTTCCGCGATTTCACTGTAGACGCCTGCCCGCGCACCGTCAAGCTGCCCGGAGATTTTCATAATCTGGGTCGCGGTAACTCGATCGCCAGTGGGCATAGCCTCTGTTTCCATCAGGAATTGCTTGCCGAGCCGCTCCTCGATGTTTATTGACTGAACCTGCCCAACCTGTAAATCTGCGCCCTTGTCAGTTTTGATAAACCCTACGGACTGGACAACGCCATTGACCACACGCCCGACAAGCACAGTCCCGTTGGCCTTTGTCAAGTCAGTGTGTGAAATCGTACCGGACGGGTCCACTACCGGATACATTCGCGCTGCCGCGACCGTGCCGTCAAGCAACGCCTTGCTCAATCCGTTGAACGCTCGCAGGTCGCCGATTTTCTCCTCGACGTAGCTGCGGGAATAGTGTTCGCCTGGGATTTCCACATAACCGCTGGTGAAGTACGGACTTACCGGTTCTTCCGACCGCCGGTGTGTAAGCTCATGCCCGTTTATCTCCTGCCGTATCAGCCAGTCTTTGGAGTCGCGCTGCCGTTCGCATTTCGTGTACAGGTCAATGTCTTTCGGGTCGCCGCTTGGGTCTGTATTGTCTTCCTCTTGGAACGCGGCAGCGGCAATATCCTCTTCCGAGAGTTGCAGCCTGTCTTTCTTCTCGTGTGTGATAAGCCACAGCAGTTCGCCGTCGGACGCGCGCCGCCACACAAATTGATCGAACCTGAACGAGTGGATTGTGTACGAGGCTGTCATCTTCGCCAGCGCGTTGCCGACTACAATCAGTTGTTCCATCATAGTACGCATCTTGATACGATACTTGGTCGCCTCAAGTTGCGCCCGAATCTGGCGTTCACGGACATACAGCATCGCTTCGAGTTCGGCCAGCACTTCCGGCGTGTTCTGCCATTCGATTTGTGCGCTTGCGCTGATAGAATACCTGAACCACGGGTCAGAGAATATGGAGACAAGCATCTTGTTCACCATGTTCGCCGCGCCGTCCGCGCCGAGCGATTGGTATGCCCGGACAATGGCCTCGCTGCCGGTAAGCCCCTCATCGGGCAGTACGGACGGTATTGTCATCGCCGCGCACTCCCTGGCGCGTGTCAGGACAGCTTGCCGTGCGCCATCAGCGCGGTCGAATTCGGCCTTGAATGTGTTGGTGTCAGTGGTCATGTATTAGTTTATCCTCAGTCCTGCGCTCGCGTTCGCAGCCACGCTGGGCGAACGTGGGATACGTAGCGAACTGCGGCCAGTACGCCGTGTTTCCAGGGACTTGCGTTGCCTGGCGAGCCTCGCGGCAGCGTCCTTTTCGGCGGTATCATCTGTCGGTTGTTCCTCGATTTCAGGCGCGCCAGGCGGCGAACCGGACGGCATTGGTGGGCTAACCATTTTTTCTACGGCCCGCCATGAATCTGACACAGGCTCCCAAACCCAGTCTTTAGCGCCCTCTTTTACCCATCGGAATCCTTCTTCTACTTGCCCCCACGCTTTTTTTCCTGCGTCTAGCTTGAATTCATTCCAGTCTAGGCCTAGGTCAAGACCGGGGGTTCCGCCACCCATATTACTGCCCTCCATTCTCAAGTTTGAGTTTTTGCGTGTCCACGAGTTCGCGTTGCCCGACATCATACGCCAGCCGCAGCCTGCCCTCCTCGGTCGCAAGCTCCTGTACCGATGCTATCCCGGTCGGTACGATCTTGTCCAGATAATCCAGAAACGCTAAGGTATTCAGCGGCACGCCTGAATCCTTTGTCTCGTCTTGTGGCATAGGTGTAACCCTTTTGTTTCAGCCATCGGTAGAGTCCGGCAGGTGTGGTTATCGTATAAGGCGCATACACGCCCCCTGCGTGCAGGCAAGCGAGCGTGGTACACAGACAGTCATAAACCCAGTCGCAACGCCCCAGTCGCAGCCTGCGGGCTATTGTGGGCCATGCAGGAAGCTCTACCCCTACAGCATCCTTGAAGTAATCGAGGTTGATTCCGTGCGAAAGTTCCACGTGGAACACTGTATGGAGGGTGGGGTGATGCCTGATAAGCGGCTGTATAGGCCAATAATATGTCCCCTGCGTCGTCGCGTCAAGTACCGCGTCGTCGTAGCTTATCATGCAATGGTTGATTTTCGACCCGGTGAGCGCGTATATCGCGGCAGGAACCCACAGCTTACGCCACGTCCCCCATGCAGGCTGCCCGGTGGCGAACATCACGAGACAAAAGTGTCTCATTTTCCCCGGTTGTGAGACACAAGTGTCTCATTTGCTCTCGCGAGACGCAAGCGTTCCATTTTGATAATGCGTTCCATTTCGATACGCTTCCCCCTACATTTATGTAGGATTTCCCCACACAACGGGTGAAGCCGTGTAGGATTTCCCTACACACCCCGCAAAATTTACAGTGGCGCGTGTGGGATTTTCCTACACATCAGGAGAAGAAATACTTGCTGCCGAGCATATCATTCAGATTGAGTGTGCCGGTTTCTGGCGGCGCGTCGAATTCCACGGATGGGTAACGCGCCTGCAATTCGTCGCAAAGCACTGTGAGCAGCGGGGTTGCGTGTAGCTTCAGGAACTCGGTACGCAGTATTTGGGACATTTCTTCCATATCAGCGGCGTGTGTCCAGTAGCTATCATGGACTGCGGCGAAGCACAGGTCGCGCTCTTTTATCGCTACCAGCGCGGTTCGCATCATGTGTTCCGCGTCGAGCGAGTGGACAAAGTTCGCGGCCATGCCGTTCGTCTGGCGTTTGACGTGTACTGGGCTATCGTGCGACATCCGATTGACGCTGATGCACTGTAGCATCGTGCGTACCTCGTCGGTATCGGCCCTGCGGTACGGCTGTTCGACTGTCATCGCCTGCCCTGGGGTTGTCCAGCACACGACTTCGCCGGATTTCGCTATCTTGCGTGCGCTGTCCGCGAGCCATAACATCGCGTTATACACGGACGGGCATGTCTGGGCGACCGCGTTCATCACCAGCTTGGACAGGTATTGGCTAACGCTGTACAGGTAATCACCGTCAAACCCTGCTTTCTCAAGCTGCGCGTAAATTTGGCGCCTTGCCCCGATGGACGTAACTTTGTACGCGGTGGTCATTACAGTCTGCTTCACGACCTTGCGGTTAATCCAGCCCTCCAGTTTCAATGCACGCTTGTCCCCTTTTTCGGCCTCACGGCTTACCAATAACGCACATTGCGCGGCGATTTCGTTATACAGGCTAGCCGGGGAGTCGAATGGCACGAGGTTTGTCAGTACCCCTGTGCGCTGGCAACGCAGCATCGCGCCGTAGTGCTGGAATGCGTTATTCGAGCCGTCTATCTGGAGCGGCAGGTGCACGGCGGTCTTATCATCGGCCATCGCGTAGACTGCGGCAAGTGCCTGGAACGGGTTATCCATTTCAGCCCAGTCGAGGTTGCCAAGCGGGTCGGAAATCCACCGCTCGAAGCGTGGGATATTGTCGTCAACCCATTGTTCTCTATCCTCAAACGACACTCCGGTAATCCCGCAGCAGTTGGCCACATGGATTTTCAGCCAGCGTGCGCCGTCCGGCCCGATGTCGCGTGGTTCAGCGAATTCGAGTAGCCCGCGGCACACGTCGTCGCCCTGATGGTTCAGGAATACCGGCACAGAGTACGCCCGGCCACGGAAATCAAGCTGGTGTGGGAAGAATATGCGTCCATAGTCCTTGAACTGCTCGGCTATCTTGAGTTTGTAGGCAAATACCACTCGTTCGCCCTTGTGCATGACATTGTGGCGTCGGATAATCGCGGCCTGATGTTTCCACCCGCGTTTCGAGTCCGCGTTTGTCTCGAAGTCGGGCGGCAGGTCTGGTTTCGATAGCTCGTCTGCGCGTGGGATACCAGCTATCGCGCCGCCCGTGTCCCACAGCTTTTGCACAACGGCCAGCATCTTGCGGTTGACGCGCCAGGGGACGCCGTTGAGCGCGTTCACAGCGTCCCGCACATGATTGGATACCCCGTGGTTTACATGGCGTCTATGGGATTTTGTGAGCGATATGGGGTGTTTCAGGTATCCGCCCATGTTTTCGTCAGACCACAGCAACGGCGCCACTACCATCGGCATATACTGGGGATGCAGGTGTTGCCTGTAATCGTGTTCGCGGCTGAGGAGTTTATGCGCCGGTTTACTGAGCCGTAACCCGTTCGCAACCCGTGGGCTTCCGTATTTGTGTTTGCGTATCTTGTCGAATGCGGGTACGAACTCATGTCCACGGCCAAGTGGGTCCACAGTCGCAACGTCCAGCAGCAGGCGTAACAGGCAAGCGCCGATATGCGTCTGGACTTTCAACTCCCAGTGGTATTCGGGGACATACTGCTTGACAATCTTGGCAACGCCCTTCGCCATGATTTGCCTGCGGTCAGTCTGCGTGAGCGCGTACCATGCTTCGCCGCCGCGTTTGCGCAGCCTGTCGAGATTCACTTCCGCAGCGCACTTGCGGCCAACTGCGAGTACCAGCTTTGCGATAGTCGGGCCTTCGGGGTCGAGCAGGCATTCGCCGAGTATGGTGTGCATGGCGATAATCGCCAGCTTGTCGGACGGCAGCATGTGCAGGTACGGCCCATATAGCCGCCTGCCAAGTCCGGGCCGACCAACTGTACACGCGGCCTTTTCCGCGCTGATGGAGTGTCGGAACAGGTCGTACCAGTGGACAAGCAGCTGTTGACAGGGTGCAAGTGCGGCCCCGGCCCCGCGTTTGACGGTACTCTTGACCATCCGGTTGTACTTGGCTACGCCAAGCTGTAGCGACTCCCGCTCGATGTCAAGCTCTTTTTCATACAGTGTGTCGCTGAAAATACCTATGTTCATTCAGTGTCTCCCAAACGATATTTGAGTGCCACGTTCTCGTTGGTCAGTTCTATAATGCGTTGCATCGCGCCCATCAGCTTTTCTTCGGGGCTGTCTCCGAAATACGCGAACTCGCCCTGCCCTGCCGGTATTTCTTCCAACTCGAAGTCGGCGTATGTCCGCGTATCCCCGCTCCCGCAACGTGCGCTATAACTGTACCTACAGTCCGAAGTATCACAAGGGTAGTCAATCCATGCCACACGCAATATCATCACGCGCTGTTCGGGGTTTATCTTTAACCGCACAATGTCGCCGGGCTTGTATTTGCTCATGGTATCTTCCTTCCTAACATGGTTTCGACTTCCCGCTTTGTGGTGCCAGCACCCATTGAAACATCATCCGCCGCAGGTTGAACAGCGTACATTGAGCTGCGGCTCTCTGACCACAATGCAACTGTGCGCTCAATCAGATCGTCCAACTCACCATTATCCAGCCATATCCCATGCGCAATACAGACATCTATTTCCGTGGACTTATCATCTACCATCACGATGCGCTTGGCCATTATCACGCCGCACTTCGGGCAGGGTATTTGTTCTTCATTCATGGGTTACCTTCCAAGACATAGCCAGATTCACTGCGTCCCTGGCGTGTTCGTCAACAATCTTCCCGTCGAGCATGACCGTCAGCCCCCTACCGCGTTTCACGACCTCGCCGCCGTAGGCCTTGACGAACATCTCCGGGGACATCTTCATGCCGGACTTGCGGGTGGGTTGCCGGACTTGGACAGAGATACCTAGCCCCTTGAGAAACCCGATTATCTCGTGCGAGATTGCGGCATTTTTTACCAGCGCGATAGCCGACGTGTTCCAACGCGGAGTTTTCTTGCCGTCTTGGAATAGCGGGGACTGGACTACGGCAGGCGTAGCCACACCAGCCTCGGCGTATTCCGCAATTGACCCCACGCGGCTAATTGCATCCTGCCCGCCGCATGTTTCGGTATAGCAGATACGCCCGGCACTTATGTCCACAATCGCTATGCCGGTAGCCTTCTTGCCGAATCCGGGGTCGATTCCGAGTACGTTCATTTTTCACCGTCCTCGTCTGTGTCTTTGAGCGGATGCTTCTCGCTAGTAATATGCCAGTCGTGTTCACCGCAGCTCGCCGGACAGTCATTGAGATATCCGGGCCTACAGTCCATGATGCCGCAGCCATACTGGCCATCGCACGGGGCGAGGTCACTGGCCTTGCACCCGCACTCTCCAGCCGCATTCCACAGCCCGTCATAGTCGTGTTCTTTCAGCCATGCGGCCATTATTTGCTTGACATTCATTTCGGAGCCTCCTTTGTGCCTTTGTTCTTCATTCATGGGTTACCTCACACTCGCCGCGATTTCCATCGCACTGATAATCACCTGTTTGGCTGACTCAGGCATGTCTTTAGCCCAATCATCGGCTGTTTTGCGAAACCATCCGGCAGTTGACCGCGCCTGATCTAGCTCGTCGGCTATTCCGCGCAATAACTCGCCCGCCTTCACGACCTCTCGATTTGATAACAGCGTGACGCGCTGGCTGCCGAGGTCGATTGTCATTGTCATTCTCTCGTAATCCACAGTGACGTATTTCATCACACCGCCTCCTGTTTACGTTTATCCTCACCGCGTAATTGAATCTGACACAACCCGCCCAGTCTTGAAGCCACAGCATCATCCCATGTCCTGATTTCGTCAATCGTGAAGTTGCTCGTTACAATCGTCGGGAGCATAGCACTCACCCGCTTCTCGATCACTGAGTACATGATTGACATTGCCCATTCTGTACGGTGTTCGCGGCCCATGTCGTCCAGTATCAGCCCCTTAGTCTGCCGCCCGTAGCGCGTGATTATCTGTGACTCGCTGCCGCCTGAATCGCGGTCAAACGTCGCCTTGATCTCGCCCAACAGGTCAGGCACAGACAGGTACGCCGCGCTTGCAACTTTCGATCCCCACAGCCTCATTCCGCCAATCTTGTCTGTCAGCACCGCACCGGTTTCAATCCATGCGCGGAGGATAGCTACGGACAGATGTGTTTTGCCAACGCCAACCGGCCCGAAGATAAAAAACCCTGGCCCGGCAAGGCCAGCGCGTACTAGCTTGCGGACATTATCTGGGAAGTCGGACGCCTGCGCGTTGAGGTAGCGCGGTGGCACGTTGTAGCGTTTGATGTTCATACCGCCACCAGCACTTCCTCGGCGGCGGTGATGAGCGCGGTGAGTTCATCATGGTCAATCCAGTGGCTTCCGGTGTTCCGTAGAACAATGCGGGTTTCGTGGCTGTCAGATGAGATGTTGCACCCCTCCTCAACCAGTTCCCGCCGTACCCACTTCTCAAGGATGCAGGCGGCTTCGTGGTGGTGGTATTGGTATCGAGAATCTGCGCGTTCCCACCTTTTGACCGGAATATCAAAACTTATTTCCTTAATCAATATTGATGCTTGTTTGTCAAACCTCAGCCGAAATATGGACAGAACGCCATCCCACACCGGCCCCCTTTTGATCTTCGCCATCAGCGTGGCGCAGCGTTGTAACTGTTCAGTTGTCATAGCCCAAGCCCTCTCAAGAAGATTCCCAAGCAAAACCCCGATGTAAAGGCCATAAATAGACACAGGCGGTCATAGAGCTTGTCGTGAATTTTCTCTTTTCGGGGAAACTCAATCATTCTTTTTTCTCCTTCTCCATAATTACACATGAAATACATGCGCCCCCTCATCGGGCTTGCGCGGTTGCGTGTTCGCGCTGAGCGCGTTGCGTGTCAGCGTTGGCTTGGGCTTCTGCTCAAACTTGCTCAGCACATCCCATATCTCAAGCCCAGCACCGCCCTCTATTATAGCCTTGCGTATGGACTTAGCGTCAACGCCCCTTGCGAGTGCGGCTGTTATCTTCTGCTTGGCTGTGCTGTACCCGGTTGCGCCTATGGCTTTCGTGATGTATAGATCGGTTAGGTTGCTTGGAGTGAGCATATCTGGACTGTCGACGTCACCGAAGTCTGGAAGATTAACATCTTCTTCTTTATCTGCTTTCTGCTTCTGTATATGCTTCTGCTTCTGTATGTCGTTACAAGGCGTTACAGCGGGCGTTACAGCGTTACAAGGCGTTACAGCACCGTTACAGGCTGGTAACTTCTTATGTTCTCGGTGTTTACGTACACGCTCACGGGTCTTTTTGCGCTCAGTTTCGCGGTTTTTCATGTCACGATAGCTGGTATAGTTGAGTACCATGTACCCACCCGGCACTCGTTCCACGCGTTTTCCTTCATGGTCTGGGGTACGGCTGTCGGGGTCTGGCGACTCAAATATATCCAACGCCTTGCGGGTTGCGTCCAGTTCTATTCTCGCCAAATGGGCGATTCCGGGAGCGGTCGCGGCAACAAATCCGTCCTGATCCGCAAGCGTGAGCATCGTAATCCAGACGAGGCGCGTCTCATTATCCTCTGACCATAGCGAGGATTGCAGTAATTCACTAAACAGTTTTACATACATGGTATTGCCTCAAAATGACTCCACGGTATCCAGTCTGGCATGACTGGTCTTTTCCATACAGTAGGTAGCTGGGGCCGCCATGCCTGCGCCAGCGAATAGCTCACAATCATCTTGTTTATTATCGCTCATCTTTTTTCTGCCGTTAATCCATGCGTCAAACATAGCGTCCGCGCTCGACCATTTTGACGGGAGTCTCGGATGCCTGTTGTAAAGCCTGTGGAACGCACGCCTGTATGCGTCTGCATATTTGGGCCACCGCCGCGCCTCAGCCAACACGTTGCTGGACAGCGGACACAGCAGACAGCCTAACCGCTTCCACCCCTCATCGTACAGTGAGCAGTACGGGATATTATTGCTGTGAATAAAATCCCACACGTCGCGATCTGTCCAGTCGATAATCGGGTTGATGAGAGTCTTTCTCTTCGCCCCCTTCACCCATGGCGTAACGAGTCCGTGCCGCTTTAATCGGGCCGCAGACTCAGCCCAACGCACACCGGTAAGAATTATGCGGCCATCACCGCCGCCCTCTTTCAGGTATTCACAGCACCAACGCGCACGGCGCATCGGAAAACCTTTTTTTACAATGCCTTGCCACATTGTCATTGCCGGCCTGTCCCTCTGAACATCTGGATAGTACTTTTTTATGAACTGAATCAACTCTGGCGGGTCGGGGCAAATACGGTAATGGGCGTCATACTTCACACCCGCCATATCTGCCAATGCCTTGATGCAAACGCTGTCCTTGCCGCCGCTGAACGCGAGGTAGTAGCCTTTGCCATCGGTGAGATGCTCGAATTCTTGGATGCGTGCGATTGCGAGCTTCACCACATTGCCGTCGAATATTAGTTGCTGTGGCATCGCCCATATCCCTTCCATAACAAAGAATAAAGCACCGCCCTGGTGGACTGGGAGACGCACACGGTTAGGTGGGCAGTGCTTCCTTGCCGGGACGGCGCTTTATTTTGGTTTATGTTTGACATATACGTCTCCAGTCCGTCTATCATCATACTACAAATGTCATCGGGTGTCAAGTTGGGAAGTCAATTTGCTTGGTCTAATGAAACAATTATTTATACCCATCTTCCATTGCTCGCGTGGCAATGGATTGATACCCGCTCGCGTCAGCAAGCCTGGTCTTTGGAGTTCCGCCGCCAATATGCGGCCTGCGTTCCAGCGTACACTCAGAACATATTTTCCGGTCATGTGGTGAGGGCAAAAACCAGTCGCC